TTCTTAGCCATTGATAACCTCCTTAAATCAGGTTGGCTGCTGCAGGTACGCACATGTAATCAACAATAGCTTCGAGTCTTGTGGAGCCGAAACCTACCGAATTGATCTTGAATCCAATGGACTGTCTCTGATCGATTGGGTCAAGAACTCCAGCAGAACCTTTAGCCTTTGTGTACATTCTTGCATTACCCTCGCCTGTAAGACCTGTTCTCGTAAGAGCATCCTTACCAGCGATGAGAATGTGATGTACATTCAACTCGTTCCATGTACCGTCATCATAGTCAGCGATGTTCCATGTCTCCATGTCTGGAATATACGATGCTTCCTGATGTGTACGGGAATCGAGAACGTAACCGCTGCTCTTTGTATAGATCGGATTACCGCTAGTACCAACAGTGTCCTCATCGATAGTAGCGTAAGTGTAAGTAGGCGCAGTTGGAGTACCACCAACTTTATAGAGCCTCTTGCACTTCTTGATGACTCCACTCACCTCTTTTTCGAAAGAACCGTCTGCAGGGCATACGAGAGTTTCCTCAAAATCCATCTGGAAAAGCGGGAAGAGAACCGAACCGTCATACGCATTCTTCGTAGTCTGGTTGATCTTCATGAACTTCTCAACAGTTGGGTCTTCGATCATGTCGTAAGTAAACTCTGGCGAAACGATAACCTTATATCTACCGTTAGATCTCGGCTTAACAAGCTGTCTCTTAAGAGAAAGAACGATAAGTCTGAGGTCGGTCATATTTGGCTTCGATCCATCAACAGTCAGAGCCTCAAACGGAGTCGTACCAACGACTTTTCTGCCCATACCTGCGTAATACTTCTGAGCCTTCGAGAAAAGTTCTTCTCTCGCAAGCATATCAAGAGTCTCGATAGCTACGATTGAATACTCAGCAGCATAGTGAGCAACAACAGGGTCTACTACGTGGAAATCTACCTTGTCAGTAAACTCCATATAACGTCCGTACTGATGTGCTTCCATCTCGTACTTCTCAACAGAACCCTTATCCGATTTTGGTGGAATACCTTCATCAAGAGGAACTGTATGAGCCTGGAGTGGCGCCCATCTGCGTACTGTGAGCTTGTCAGCTTTGTTCTGAATCGGAGAAACATCTGCAAGCTTGTAGTACTTGTACTCGTCCTTACCCATTCTGATAGTATCCAGAAGCTGTTTGCTATAGAACACTTCAGGGTTGGTAAGATTCTTAGTATTGTTTGCCAGCTGTACCATCGTATTGATGTCAGCTGTAGGTGCAAGTGCATTCAGCGAAATTGGCATAATAGTTACCTTAATCCTTTCTGAGGATTACAGGTCCATATTGTCAAACAAATCGTCCAGCTCTTTGACCGAAGTGATTTTATGCTCACCTTTATCGTGCCCTTTCGGAGCACCCGATGCAGCCTTCTCTTCTACCTTCTTCTGTCTGGCCGTTTCTTTGGCGAGTGCATCTGCAACCGCAGCTTTGATCATATCTTCATAGTGCAGTTTCAGATACTCAGCTTCGATATCCACATTCGGATCAACAATAGGATTCTTCCCATTATCGATGAGATAGTTAGTGAACTCCTGAACAGCTGCCTCGTCAAGCTTATGTTTGTCAATAAGTACCGAGAAATCCTCCTGTACTTTGTTCTCTAACTTAATTCTGTCATTTTCCCGAAGCAGTTCCTCAGCACGATCAAGACGTCTGGCAAGATCAACAGATATGTTGTTATCTTTCGCAGACTTTTCGATAAGCGCATCTTTGATTTTCTCCTGTATCTCATCGACAGAGGCGTTATCCTCAAAGCCTATAAGCTTACCTAAGCTACGAATGAACTGCTCATTCTTCTTGATCTGAAGTCTCTGTTCAGCAAAAGCGTGATTCTGCTTTGCCTGAGAGGTTGCTTTGGAAGTTGGCTGTGTCTTAGTCTGTGCTTCGGACTCGTCCTCAGAAGCATCTTTTCCGTCTTCCCCAGACTCATCTGGCGCTTCCTCTTCAGAGGTTTCTTCTTCTGTGGTCTCTTCTTCAGGGGTGTCTTCTGTTTCTTCTTCAGTTGGCTCTTCAGTAGGCGTTTCTTCCTCGTCAGGTGCTGTATCACTACCGAAAAGTGAAGCGAATTCAGACATAATTTCTTCGTTTGTCATGGTATCTGCCATGTAAAATCTACTCCTTTCGAATTAGGTCAGAGAGTGTAACTGACCATTAGCACTCTGCATAACGGCGCAGGACCGAAAAAGCGTAAGGATTGTGTCCTTACGCTAAAATTATATACTATATATTGTGTTTGTGTCAATGCATACCACTATATATTGTGGTTACATCATACCCGGGCCACCGCCCATAGGTGGCTGTGCAGCCTCCATCTGCTGCTGATATGGAGTCGGTTCACCCATTCTCATAGCCTGGAGACCGTCAGCAGCGGCGGCAAGCGCATCTTCTGGAAGATCACCACGCTCAAGCATAGCTGCATACTCACCAATAACATTCTGAGCTTCGATGTAAGCATTCAGATTCGCCTGAATTCCCATACGTTTAAGAATCTGCTCTTTATATGGAACGTCCTGACATCTTATCCATTCCTCAGGGGTTATGACATCGACCTGAACTCCCTGACTCTGGTACTGCATCTGCTTTTCCATCATGTTGTTAGCCCATGCCTGAACTCTCTGCTTATTCTTAGGCAGTTCACTGCTGATCTGAATAGCATATTCAAACACAGCATCTGGGTTCATCTCGTCAGCTGCGATAGTGATAGTCTTATAAACTACTTTTGTAGGGGTCGAAAGCTGGTCATCTTTAACGACATACTTTCTGTCAGGAGAGAACTCAGCCATAAGACGCACTGTAAGCTCAGTGAGACGCTTTGCATAACGCTCATAGTTCATTATCTTAGGTGTATCGATGAGAGTGACACGGTTAAGCATCTCCTCTGTTCCACCTGTAGTAATGATGGAGCCTGTATCTCTGCCTGTATATCTGTCATCAACACCAGACATAGACTTGATATTAAATCCCATATTCTGCTGCATATTAGGCAATGCGGCGTTCACCTCAGGGAACTGATGATAATGTACAGCCCTGCTCGCGTCACCATTGACTATGAAGGTACGGTCTGCCTCATTGCCATGTTTAACAAATGCAGCGATATTAAGTCCACTCTGAGTAGATACGAATTTAGGAGGTCTCTGATTCTTATATACCGAGGTATATGCCATAGAATCCATAAGGTTGTAAACCAGATTATTGGCGAAAATCTTAGCTGGCTCACTCGAACCTATAAGAGCAGAACCCGGCAGATTACAGTAAAGCTCTGCAAACGGATACATATTAGGCTGAATATCATATTTTGAAATCAATATGATCTCGTTGTCTATCGTATGGAATTCATCTATACCACCATTCTCATTCCTTACCCAGTGAATGAAGAGGTTATATTCCTTCCCACTGTCTCCTACAGACGGTTTACCCTGATAATCAGGTACGTTCTCAGTTGAAGGACTTACCTTATCCTTTATACGCTCTATAAAAGCTTCTCTGTAAAGCGGATTGTTAAGGAACCAATTCTTATCATAGCTCTGATAGACCATGACATAGCCAGAAGAATCCAGATCCTCAGCATTAGGGTCACGCATGTAATGTATAGGGTCTACGTTCTTATAGGCTATATTCTGTTTACTCTCGTCCCAAATAGCCTGTGTAACACCAAGATTGAGCAAGGCCGCCCTATCACCAGCTAGGAACATATAATAACCCACGGAATTCTTATCCCAATCATGTTCAACAGCAACATTAAGTCTTTCACAGAACTCAATATCCTCTTCACAAGTAGGAACAAGCTGTGCAGACTTGGATACAGTATAGATCGAAGCGAGAATATTATAGTGAACGTAGCTGACAAAATTGGTGTCAGGAAGCAACTGATAAGGCGGAAATTTAGCCTGACACGCTTTCCAGAGGTCGCCTTTGTCAGTGGCGTCCAAAAGACGCATCTTTCTGTGCTCCTTACCGTAGTACTGTCTGCAGTACTCATAATTCCGCTTCAGCTTTTTACATATCTTATCTTCCAGTATAGCCTGGGATACATCTTCAGGAATCATCTTATCCATTTGTACTGTCCTCCACATCAAGCATTATATTATTTATATTCCGAACAGCGTTATCAAGAGCTTCCATCATAACAGTTTCACGGTCTTTTATATCACCATTCTTGTTATAGAGGTCTTCCAGAAGCTGTCTATCGTCCTCTGAAAACTCCTGCTTAAAGGTCACATTAATATTGATGTTGCAACCCTTCAAAAGGGCGTAGACAACAACGACTATTATAAAAACTGTAAGTATATATTCGACCATATTATTACCCCCACATATTGTAACTGACTATATCGTATGGAGTTTCTTCCATAGGGCTGTATTCTGGTTCAGGGTCTGCCAAGGCCCAGTAAGCGGCCTGCTTCTCCTGCTCATCTTCCTCTTCTTCAGGTGTAAGGTCTTTACCGTCCTTACCGTAGACACCATAAAGCAGATTCTTAGGATCGGCAGGCAGCTCCATAGTTATCCATTCCAGAGCATTTATGCCGTGGTTATCCTTATCTACAGGCTTTCCTGTAAATCCGCTGTTAAGCGACTCATCTGCCTTAAACTTATAATTGTCCAGTTCTCTGATAAGACCCTTACAGTTGCGGAATATCTTCAGTTTTCCTGATTCAAAATACGTATTAAGTCGGAATATTCTGGCATCGACATTAACGAATCCAGGTATGAAACTGATTCCGTAGTCAAGGAAGTGATCTGACAACGACTTCTTGTCGTAGTCCCGTTTCGGACCACTTTTCGGGTCAATAATCGGCGGACAGATCCATCCTCCGACCGGGATATCTTTCGTGAACTCAAAGAATATCCTCGCAAGTGTCTCGATATTATTGTCATTGGTTCTCGATTCATCATAGATATGTAATACGCCCTTCTCTATATCTACAGCTCCAGCCAGAAATACAGCATCATCAGCCAGTCCATAATCGAATGCTACGATTCTTTTCCAGTGTCTTGGGAT